TGTAGGCCCCTTTGGAATAGGTTACGCCGTCGAACCGGACACGGAAGGCATTTGATTTTGCTGTAGTACTGCCATTTCCAATAATAAATGCGGTCCCTTGGGTTCCAAAAGCACTCCCTGATGTATCTCCCACATTAAAGTGTCCTTGGGCATGCTGCGATGAACCAGCTGCGATCGTACCATAACCTTCTGCGTGGGAAGCTTCGCCTGATGCAACGCTATCACATCCTTCTGCGTGGGAATTAAATCCTTGTGCTTTGCAATCCTGCCCTTCCGCATGGGAATGAGTACCTGAAGCAATAGTATCAATCCCCTCTGCATGGGACCAACCACCCGATGCAGTTGTGCTTTGGCCTTCTGCGTGGCTATAACCACCCGATGCAGTTGTCCCCCAGCCTTCTGCGTGGCAGTATGTACTGGATGCTGTCGTATCTTTTCCCTCAGCAGTCGCATACCGTCCCAGCGTAGTCCCTGATTTCTGTCCCGTCGTGACATACCCGCTCGATAACCCGGCAGGCGTCACATTCGCACCTGATGCAATCCCATCCAATTTCTTTTTATCCGCGGCCGACATTAACCCGTTCGCACTCTGGCTGGATGTTCCATATGTCGTATTGTTATCTGCTCCCCAGACGGCCGTTCCGTCTGCCGACCACCTTAAAATCTGACCCGAGGAACCTCCTGACGGGATATGTTTATTTCCTGCGCTTGTCGGATGGCTGTAATGATTGGCGTTCGTGGCAACTCCATCCAGCTTCTTTTTATCCGCAGCTGACATAAGGCCTGCCGTGCTCTGGCTGGCAGCTCCATAGGTGGTATTTAACGGCGTCTGCCATGTTCCGTCGCCCCGTAAGTACTTCCCCTGCGCCCCGGCTGCCGGGGCCGGGACAAGGCCTGCCTTTCCCGAAGCGCTTGCATTGGCCCCGCCCATGTTCCCGTAGGTCGTATTATTATCCGCGCCCCAGGTGGCCGTCCCATCTGCGGACCATCTTAAAATTTGCCCCGCGGAACCGCCTGATGGGATATGTTTGTTGCCCGCGTTTGTCGGATGGCTGTAGTTATTGGCGTTCGTGGCAACTCCGTCCAGCTTCTTTTTATCTGCGGCCGACATTAAGCCTGCCGCGCTCTGGGTTGCAGCGTTGTAGGTTGTATTCGGTGTTACCTGCCATGTCCCGTCCCCTCTCAAAAACTTCCTGTCCTGTGCCCCGGCTGGTGGGGCTGGGACCTGCCCCGTTTCTCCCGCTGTATCTGCTGTGGCCCCTTTCATTTCCTGCCTCGCTTTTTCATCACATATTTCAAGCTCCGTATCCATCTCCGGAAAACATAGTCTGCTGACTTCTGCCATATCACCTATCCCTCCTTATTGGTTCCCCCGGAGGAGGGAAACACCAACGTTTTCTCCTCCGGAAGATACGTAAAGCCGCCGATTTTCTGGTCGATGGCTTCCATGTTTTCATACACTTCTTTAAATGTACCAAATACAGCCTCCTGAAATGCGGCCTGCTTTGCATCTATGCATCCGGCTGCCTGCTGGACATTCTCCGGAGTCAGATGTTTCATATCGCACCTCCGTCCCCTTAATCCGCAAACAGCGCTCTGATCTCCTCATCTGTGTACGCCTCAAAATCGGCCTCTGTAAGCGCTGTCAGGCCCTTTGTGGCGGTAAATTCACCGGTCTTATTATCATATCCCACCCCGGTCACGACATTGCCCGTACCGGTTGTCGTGGCTGACAGGCTCGTAAGTCCGATATGGCCGGAATCCCGGATGGCATCTGCGATCATCTGCGTAACGGCGGCTGTTTTGGCGTAATCTGACAGATCGACCTTCCAGTCGCCCATGCGCTCAAGCTTCCCGCCGATCACCATGTACTCGTCGTAACTGTTGCCGTCCGCACTGTCCCCGGACACTTTCGGCACCATATAGATATGTTTGTCCGCTCCTGCTGCCGATACGTCGATCGCATCCAGGCTGTCTACTGTTACCCGGTCCAGATGGTCCACCCCGGCGATGGCTGTGGATATGGCCTCTGCTACCTGTGAGGCCGTCATGCCGTCTGTAATACCATAGCCCGCAAGGGTCGTAGCAGCGTCGGCCTTGCCTTCCACAGCCCCCTGTAAGGCCGTGAGCACGCTCTTGGCGGCATACTTTTTATCCGCCTCGCCGACAAATAACTGTAGATTCTCAAGTGATAACCGTTTCATAAATGTTTCCTCCTTAAATTGATTCTGTTACCGGTTCCTATGATAAAGCCATGTGGCCTTTATCCTGCCTTAAGCCCCATGAAACAGGGCCTGTATCTCATCTGCGGTATACTCTTCTGTGTTTTCTTCCACAGCCGCTGCGGCCGCTTCCGCGATCGCTGTCACATCGGTACTAATCGTCCCGTCCGTTGTGACGTCAATGCCATCCCCGATCTTAACACCGCCAAGACGCCTTTCTGTGGCCGCCGGCAGGATGTAGGCGCTACCTCCTCCTCCACCTGTGCCGCCGCCCCAGACGCCCCGGGAAATGACAAGCGTTTTCCCATCTACGGAAAATTCCGGTATTATCTGTCTGATATCCTGATGCGCATCCGGGGCATTATCATGCTCCTCAATAAGCTTTTGGGCCATTTTATGGGTTACAAAGGACTCTGGATCAATGTCTGCTGTAACATTGTCCACATCCCCCACGGCTGCGATCAGGTCAAAGGTTGCCAGCTTGCCAACTGACGCGCTGGACGGCCGGATCCATTCCGGGCCGCTTTCCAGTAACAGGTAGGTATATGGCACTTCTCCCAAATCCGGGTCCTGGGCATAAAGCAGGATCCCAGTGGCAAAAAAACCATGCTCCACATCGTCGCTGTTGATCTGCACTGTGACCTGGCATTCCCCGTCTACCGGATTCGTGACATCTGATATTTTAGCGTCCATAACATAATCAGCTGGTTCCGCCATCGTTTTCGGGCTGCCATCCTCCGGTATCATACCTTTCCCGACTGCAGCCCGCGTATATCGCATCTGGCACCTTCCTGCCATTACTTTTGCAATCAGAGTAATGCCCGGTATGCAGCTATAACTTCCATCCTCAAATGCTGCCATCGCCATCCCCTCCTATCCGTTTTGATTTTATATGTGTGTGGTAAAATCCCCCTGACGCCCGCGGCATATGGCCTGCGGCAGTCCGCTCCGTATCGGGAGCGCTGCCACAGCCCGTTACCGACAGCTGCCCGCCAAACCCCATGTTCAGGGATTCCCTGGCTGCCCTGTCCTCTTTCACAGGAAGCGCCATACTCATAGACTCCACAAGACCGCCATGACTGACGGAAAACGGCATTGCAGATATTCTGTCCTCGCCGACTGGATCCGATAACAGACACGTTTCCGTCATGCCACTGTATCGAACCGTTACCTTTCCGGAAAAGCTCCTTCTTATATGGATTTTCATGTCCAGGGCAAGGTGGGCGGGGATGCGGCAGAGAATCGTTTTATGCAGGTTCCGTTCATCAAAGACCGTTCCTTCAATCATAATGCTAATGACACCCCTGCCAAAGTCAATCATCGCGGCATTTTCCGTATAATTCCGAATCACTTCCCGGATCTCCGGTTCCCCGATATGCCCATATCCGATGAGCCTCGCAATCACAACCCGTTTCCTCTGAGGAAGGGTCAGAGGTTCCGAATAAGTGATTCCCAGCAGTGTCTCCCACCTACTGATTGTTTCTGTGTCCGCCGTCAAAATAAAGTTATTAAGGTATGCCTGCTCAATCTTGTCCTCAAGGGCATCCAGGACCTGTCCGGAAGCTTTAAGAATCTCCACCATCTCAAAAACATCCCGATAGAATCTCGGATACCATGTGATGAGCTCCTCATAATTGTTTTTATAATATCTCTCATAGAACTTCATCCAAGAATTCGTACCTCCTTGAGTACCGGCACATCATCCTCACCAGCGGTAAGATTGTGCGTATTGCCATTAAGCTGCAGATCCGTATAGTCCACAAGACCCTTTATCCGGCTTAAAATCCCGCCGACCGCAGACACGCGGACGATCACTGCCTCCCCATCCTCTGCGTCAAATACAAGCCCTTTTAAATATTCCCCGATCTCTTCCTCTGCCTTTTTCCCTACGTTTTCCCCTGCGGTACCCTCTGCAAATTCTGCGCAAAACGAGACGGTGATCTCCAAAGGGCTCGCTCCTACTGCGGTAAAGTGCGCTCCGATGTTCGCCAGGCCGTTGCCAAGGCCGTCTCCGACCGTATACGTCCTATCCCCTATCGTAACCGTCATACCTTTATCCGCCGGGTCGATCTCCTTCTGCACCTCGGCCACCTTAAGCTCGCTGCACGGCCGCCCGATGCTGTCGATTAAGACCGCCTTCACTGTATTCGGGCCGTTCCAAAGAGGCGTGATCCTTGCCCGGCCAACCCCTTCGATGCTCTCACACCATGTCTTATAATGCTGTCGATTCCCGTTTTCTGCCGGGCCGGCAACTTTATCTTTTACGCGTTTACGCAGGTTTTCGTCCGATTCTCTGTCCGTGCCGTATTCGTATATGTCCCCGAATGTTGCCGATACAAGACCCGCGATATGATTGACCGGAACCGCCGGGGTTCCATTATCGATACCGTTCCCGCCGATTCCTGCGGCCTCTGCTTCCAGGTAAAACAGATCCCGTTCTTCATGATACCGCAATACAAAGTAATTCCCATCGTAATAAAACCGTTCTCCGGCCTCGGGAGCAACCCCCTCAAATGTGGCATGGTACTTTGCTCTCGTCGCCGCAAGCCTTGTAAGGCCAAATTCACCGGCGCGCATATCCAGGGCGTCGTCCGTAGCTGTTGCGATACTGCATAATCCCATTATCAGGTCAAGATCTGTGTAGAGTTTGGCAATCTTAAACAGAGGCCCTGCAACCGCGTCATAAAAAATGCTGCCCTGTCTCGTATCAATCCCCCTAGGCGCATTACTTAAGACATCCGCCAAAAGTCGCTCATACGTATAATCTTCAAACACTATAGTACCTCCCCCACCTCGGTTTTCCCGAATATCGTGTCCGCCCGGAAAAACACATGAGCTCCGTCCTCTTTAAACTCGCATTTAAAATCATAGACAGACAAGATCCGGGTATCCGGACGGAAGGTATCCCTCACAAAGCCCTCCAATACGGTTTCCTTATATTCCTGACTTGCGTCAGAAACCACCGCTGCCTCCCCTTCACTTCCGTACTTTCCATCGTAAATCAGGCACTTAAAGCGCGGCGTCTTAAGCGCCTTGCGCATCGCCTGATTGACTGCTTCTAATTTGTCTACCATGCCGATGATCCTGCCCCTTGTTAAATCAAGGCGGTATGTGAGGGATGGGAGCTCCTCCGCCTCTTTAACCGTGGCAACTGGCATTGGGATATAAGCTGTCTCCATATCAGCCCACCCGGCCTAGGACAAAATATTGTTTCCCGCTGCTGTACGAGAACACATACACCTGATCCCCGGCCTGCAGTGCGTTATGTACCGTAATGCTGCCTTTAAAATAAAAGTCTGTAAGCGTACTGCCGTCGGATGTCGCTCCGCTTACGTCCCCATCGGAAATCGTACATCTGGTCGTATAGTCCGTCAGGTGCTTTGGCACAATGGTGCTATTGGGGCCAATGGTATGCTTTTCATCTCCTGCGATCTGTATTTTGAGGGGATTTACAGCAATAACCGTGCCCTGCAGCACGTCTGCCGCTCCTGTCCCCGACATCCCCTGAAGGATCTGTTTTAAACTTGTTTTCCCGCTTTCATCCATGAATCATCCCTCCTGCTACTGAAAAGAACCATTATCCACCCATCCATATACTTTTGTACTGCTGTCTGTATGAATCAGATGCCACGGATGCTTTGCACCCTTGGCAGTCAGCGTAATCTTCGCCGGGCCTGCTGCACACGGTGTCCCGGCAGGATTGGTTGCTGCGCTGCTGATATAATGCGGGCCGCCGCTAAATTGCACCACATCTCCCACCTGATACTCCCGCCCTCCGTTGTCAGCCGGGCTGCTCTTACCCGGCTTATCAAGGTCTCCCGCATACGTAAGCTTAAGCGACATTGTATGCAGGTTATCTTTAAAGGTGTGTGTATCTTCGTCTACATAGAACGTCCGTGAAAGCCCCAGCTCCGGGATAATGATATACACCCCGATACCGGCAGTTACCTCCACAATACCGACAGCCTCCACATTCAGGCTCCGTTTCGGCGTGTTTTTTTCATTCAGTATCGCAGCGATCAGGTCATTCATCTGCGCGGCGGAAAGGCTTTCGTCCGGCTTTTCGATCTCTTGGAAGATCCCGATCTTTTTTTCCAGTTCCTGATTTCCCTTTTCTGCAACCGTAGTGCCCTCTTTGGATATCATTTTTACACGGGTCCTGACATCCTCTATGCTCCTTGTATAGGTATAGGACATCAGGTTCTGTCCTGTCTCAACCACCCATTGCAGGATATTTTCCCGCCGGGTAAGGAGGCTTATCCTGCCCTCCTTACTGGATACATAGTGCCGGATCCCCGTTGCGTCAAAATCAAGACTTAAGGCGTCCAAAATTGCATCGAATGGTGTTGTCTTTGGCTTGGTAAGCTCCGGGATCCGATACGTACATTCTGCCACTTCGCCCATCGGCAGACCAAAACGCGTACAGCAATCCCGGAATACATCACTGGCTGTCTTATCCTCGTAGGTAAAAGTGTCCTTATTATTGGCAAGGTATATCCCGTTATCATAGGCCTTAAAGGTAAGCTTTTTCTTATCGTTCTGTGTCTGTGTCATAATCATCCCCCGGAACAGCTCCTGTCCGTTATACCAAAACAGGCACTGATGTCCCTCTTCCACATCAATCCCACTCCTGGCATGCAGGTAGCCGTCATCGTCCACAAGCTGTGCCGTGAGCGTCCGTGCAGAGGAACCTTTTCTGCCGCTCCATTGTACCTGCTCAATGAGCTGGGTAATGTCATACCCCTGCTGCCCTTTCAAGATGATTAGGTTGATCCCCTCTGCCATACCGCAGCCTCCTTATGGTATCGTTAAGACCTGCCCCGGCCGGATTAAGTTTGGATTCCCCCCAATCACGTCCCGGTTTGCCTCATAGATTTTTTTGTACTGCGCCTCGCTCCCGTAAAACCGCTTTGCGATCTTACAGAGGCAGTCCCCGCTGACAACCGTATAAGTCTTTGGCGGTACCGTATTATCCACCCGCGGCTCTTCCTTTGCCACCGTGGCCGTCGCCTGTCCAATATCTACCTTTACCTGCCTGACCGCAATCTCCCGGTACTCCTTTAGGGTCAGGCTGTATTGGTAAGTTCCAGGATCCCCTCCGGATTCAGTATAGGTAAAGTCCTCGATTGTTGCATAAAGGTCCACTCCACAGGCTGTCAGAATGAAATGCACCGGTTTCCGACCTGCCTTCCAGGTATTGATTTTCTGTATCAATACCAGCGGTTTCGTCAACGTACTGACATGCAGACCGGGGAATTCTGATGCCGGAAAAAAACTTGAAAAGCTAAACTGCAGGGCTGGACGGCTCTGCATAATTACAACCTCTCCAAGCCCCGCAATATCCACACTGTCATTCTTACTCCCGTTCTTTACCCTAAAGCTCTGCGGAAGGACGGGGATCCGGATCCTTTCCTGCTCTGCGTTATATGTGAGCCACATCTGATATTTAATACTCGTAGGCCAGCTCCCCCTCCTCATAGATTTCATTCTGGATCAGATTTATTAACACCGGCCTCAGGTGCTCATAAAGGACTTCCAGGATGGCTGCCCTGTCCGTATCCCGGGCGCCGCCCACCTCGATCGCGCCGCTGCCTGCGATCTCAATTAAGATCCTCTTAACCTGCTCTAAAGCTCCCTCACTCCCGCTTTTCTCCGCCCCTGTGCCGGGACCGGGGATTACCGGGAAGGGCTGCCTTCTGTCATTCAGGGCCGACAGAAGCCGGTCCGTCTCACTGGTGGGAAACACAGTACTGCCTGACTCCCCAACAATAAGCTCCGGTCCGTTTTCACCAGCAATGAAAAAATCTGTGCTGTCGGTTGTTCCGGATGCATAGGCTGCCGCCGGGCGTACAATCAGTTCCGGACCCTTCTCACCGGCCAGAAACAGGTTCTCTGCATTTGTCGTCCCGCGGGCATGTCCGGGAATTCCTGTCGCCGTGGTCGTCTTTATGTGGACCGTCGTATCGGCACTCGAAAGCGCTGCCGCAACAGCTCTGGACACGGACTCTGCCGCTTTGACCGCTCCATCCTTACCGACAAGGATCTGATCTGCATAGGCGGTAATGGTCGCGGCCGCAGATTCCCTGGCCTCATTGCTCAGATCCATATCTCTTGCAATCCCCTGCATCTCCTCCTCGTACTGGCGCATTTTTTCGGTAAAGTCTGTCTGCCAGTCCGCTGTCTTCCCGGCAAGCTCTTCCTGCTTTGCCGTGACTTCCCCCAGCGTATTTGCAAGGACAGTAACCGCCTCCGTATTACCCTCTTCCAGGGCCCTTGCCATACTTTCTGCCAGACCCGCTGCCTGTTCACTGCCATCCTGTACGTACGACATCAGGGCCTGGTAGTTTTCTTCCGATACTCCAAGACTTTCTGCGGACTGTTCTTTTAAAGTGTCAATGTTGGCAGAATAATTTTCCCAGTAAGAAAGCTGGCTCTCAAGAGCCTTCTGAGCGTTTGAGACAGTGGCATTCCTATAGTCATCTGATTTCATGGATGCCTCGTCAAACAGGCCATACTGCCCCTCGAAGCTCTCCAGCGCGGCTTCATAGGCCTCGTCATAGGCCTGACACAGTTCTTCTATGTCGGTGCGGATACATTCATACGCCGTGGACACGGCCTCCTGCCAGGATGTGGTATCCTCCGCCATATCCGCCATCTGCCCCGAAAACTGTGCCGTTGCCTCCGAAGAGCTTTCTATCTGCCGGATAAACTCGTCGGTCTCCTCACCCGTGTAGCCAAGCGCATCACAGTAAATACGGATATCTTCAATCAGGGTATCGTAATTATCGTGCGCTGCCCCTGCTGCCTCGGAAAGGGTTTCCCACTCACGGAATGCGGTTCCAAGCTCGCCCGACCAGTTCATCGCCGAAGAGCCTGCCAACTGGGATAAGACCGGATGTTCCTCCTGCCACTTCTTTTCCAGGGCATCATAGTTGTCCCATGCTGCCGCCACTTCCCCCGATGCCTGTACCGATGCCTCCCTCACGGCCTCGAACTGTCCTAACGATTCCACAAGCGCGTCCATCGCCGCCTGCTGCTTCTGTTCGTCCGCAGCCTGTGTAATAAACTCATACAAATCTGATATGGAATAATTGAGCTTTCCCGTTGTCTCGTCCACCGTAAGGCCCAGATCGCTATAGTCCGCATTGAGCTTATCCACAATTCCGCTCATAGCCGCTAACGTAGTACCCGTCGTATCCGACTGATTTGACAGCACAAGGAGCTGGCTTGCCAGGGAAATGGAACTGTCATACAGATCATCCGCCGAGGACACGGCCTCCTCATAGCCGGAAAACGTGTTTCCGATCGCTTCCCCTGCCTGCTCAATCTTCGCTGCAAACTCCCCGATCGTCTCCCCGTTCCTCTCGCATTCATCCGTAAGTCTGGAAATCTGTAACGCGAGCGCCCCGGCCTCTTCGGACGTACTCCCATACTGATTGCAGGCCTTTTCGTACTCTGCATTCAGGACTTGTAATTCGTCCTGCTGCGCCCTTGTACGCATGGTCATATGTTCGGAGACATCTGCCGCCTCCTCCATCATGGCGTGCAGTGCCGCTCCGGCCGCCACCAGGCCGGTGACTGCCGTGGCGGCCAGGCCAACCGGGCCAAGGGCCTTATAAATGGAAACGCCAAAACCGGCAATCACCTTGCTTGCCTTTCCCACTGCAAATGAAAAGCCAACCATCCCGGCGGCAGCGACGCCAAGCCCGATTGCAGCCGAAGAGAGCACTTTGGTAAAAACCGGATGCTCCTGTATGAATTTTGTCATCCCGTTCAGGACATCCGTCCCGAGCTCGTACATGGCCTTTACCATAGGATTGATCTGCTGCCCGATGGAAATCTGAAGGTTATTCGCCGCGTTGGAAAGCTCCTCCTGCGCATGGGATGTCGTATCCGTCATAGCCTCATACGCAGCTTTGGTTGCCCCGACGGAGCTCTGCATCGCGTTAAGCGTGGAATTGAACTGATCTGCCCCGGCATTATAAAGGGACAAAGCGCCGATTCCCGCTTCCGAACTGCTCCACAACTCGTTAAAGGCTCCGGCATTTCCGTTCACACTCTCACCAAGCACTGCCATAATATCGCCCAGGGAAGCCCCCTGTGCCATAAGTTGTGAAAATGACTGCCCGGTCTGTTCTGAAAGGACGGCGCTCACCACACTTCCACTGTCGCCCAGCTCGTTTAGCATGGACTTTAAATATGTCCCGGCCTCTGCTGTGGCAATGCCGCCCTTTGTTAATTCTGCGTAAGCTGCTGACAGGTTATCCATCTCCACACCGTAAGCGGATGCGAGGGGAATTACCTTGCCGACCGAGGCGGCCAGCTCGTCCACGGTTGTTTTACCAAGGTTTTGTGTCGTTATGAGCATATCGGAAATGTTCTCCGCATGGCCTGCTTCCAGCCCGTAGGCGTTGAGGGCCGTTGTAAGTATGTCCACCGCCGTCGCAGAGCTCGTAAAGCCGCCTGCTGCCAGTCTGGACGCTGTACCTGTAAACTGTACGGCGTCAGCCGTATTTACGCTTGCCGACAGGGCCGCATAAGCCGCCTCTTCCAGGCTGTCCGCAAAAATCCCCGTATCCATCGACAGGGCAAGGATATCCGAAGATATCTGCCCCAGGGATACCTGTGAGGTGTCCACAATCGTGGAGATCTTCTTCATCCCAACCTCAAATACCGCCGCTGCCTCGGATGCTCGCATGAATTCATCCGCAAGCCGGGATACCAGGGTAAGGATGCCGGCACCCACCAGCACATCTGCCAGATCCCCAGCGGCCTCTGTCGCTCTGGATACATCATCCACAGACTCCGCAGCCTCCTTGGATGCTCGTTCAAATGCACCCGAAAGCTCTCCCGTCGCGTCTGTAGCCCGCCGGTTTGCCGCATCCAGCTCCGTTGTTGCCGTGCTGACTTTTTGGGCCGCCTGCTCAAACGCCTCCAGATCCTCCACGCCGGAGGAAAGCATGCGGTCATACTCCTTTTGTGCGTTTCTGGCCTGCTCCTGTGCCCCGTAAAGCTCCTTTAAGGCGTCTTCTGCCTCTTGATTCGCCTTTATGAGGGCTTCCTTTGCCGCCACCGAAACATTATCGCTGTCTGCAAGCTCCTTTGAGGCCCGTGCCGCCTCGTCTGCCGCATTCGCAAGGCTTCTCCCATTTTTTTCTGCCTCATTGAGGCTGTCTGCCAGGTTTCTCGAGGCCCGTTCCGCCCGCGCTGCCTCATAGACGGCAGCCGTAAAATCTCTCTCATTCTTTTCTGTCTTATTGAGGCTGGCGGACAGCCTGTCCTGGGCATCTGCGGCTGAATCCGCCTGCTCCTGTAAGCGGTCAATGGATTTTGTCACACTGTCTACCGAAGATACCGCCGTGTTGACGCCCCCGGACAGGCCTCCCAGGGCAGAGTTTACGGCATCCCCCGCCTGCTCCCACTTCGTAAGGGCATCCTGGCCGCTGGCTGCCATTCGGGAAAGCCGGTCCGACATCTCATCAACCAGTTTAAACCGTGCAAGTAAATCTGCCATTACCTGCCGCCTCCTCTCCTCGTATCATACCGGACCGGTTTCCTCTCCTCCTCAAGCTCCGACGCGATATAGAAAAGCTGTAAACGCCTCGGCATCGCCTCAAATGCCTCCGCTCTGAGGCCGTGGCGCTGCCAGAGGATATGCGCCCAGTACCCGTCGCTGCCGGGAGTCCTTATGAGTTTTTTGCTTCATCCAGATCCTTTTCATCGCTATCGTCCAGGTCATTGGAAAGGCCCAGGGCTTTCATAACGATATTCATCACATGCGCGAATTCATCCGCTCTCGGGAACACATGAAGCGGCATCTCCGTAATGTCATGGCAGCCATAATAAGCCATGAGCTCCGGATTCTTAAGATCCGGATACTGCAATGCCTCCACCATGATATGGCGGGACGCCCTTGCGCTGTCCCTCTCTGTTTTCCAGGCCACCTCTCCCATCGCAATAATCGGGTTGCCTTTTTTATCCGTTGCCATGCTGCGCTTGCGGTAGCTGTCATTGATCCGGTTAATCTCCGCCTGCGTCAGTACCCGTATTTCAAACTGGATTACATTGCCCTCCTCATCCTTAAGGCTCTCCGGGCCGGGTACAGTAACAATCTCCGGCTCCAGGTTACGCATAAAATACTTCAGATCTTTCTTCATTCATTTCCATCCTTTCTATAAAAATAAACCCCTCCGGGAATTTCCCGGAGAGTTCCTGACGGCACATCCTATACCATTGATCTTGCATTGAACCCAATCACGTCATCCAGCACCTGACCGTCCGCATCCAGGGAAATGAGGGACAGGTCGCCGGTCAGTACAACACCGATGATTGTGACCGTGTCGGAACCGTTATTCGCGCAATACTCGGAGCCCTCATCATTCATGATGCCCTGGATGGTAAGCTCCGGGGTTTTTCCGGTTCTTATATAGTCCTGAATCGTGTTCTTAAGCCACGGGGTCGTCCTTCTCCTCGTGATACTCCCTGTAATGCTGTAGCCCAGCCAGCGGCTGCTCTCGCTCCGGTCTCCCAGCTGCCGCCCCGTCCATACATCCGGGGTAAACTTGATTTCGCACTTTACCGCGTCGTAGATTTCATATCCGTCAAGGAATACTTTCCCCTCCCTGACAGAAATAGGATTTTTATGATACTGCAAAAGCTGGCTCATATGTCACCTCCCTATCTTGTTCTGATCGTAAAGTATAGTTTTTCTGCACTGTCCACGGCCTGTAGACCAATATCAAAGTATGTTTCATCATCCATACTATTTTCCCGATCAACAAGGAAATCTTCGTCGTAAGACACATTCGTAATCGCCCCGGCGTCCTCGAACTGCCTGAGGATGGTCTTTCCCATTCCCTCCATGACATCCCAGCCATCCGCATCGTTATCGTATTTATTCGAGCTGCACCGCCTCCTGAAAGGTGTCAAACACACGGATAATACGGTTTTTGCGGTAACTCTTATCTTTCCCGTCTGCAAAGGTAACAAGGCTGTTGATATCATACTCTGCAACCACTTCCTCATCCTCATTCACAGAAAAAAAGAACTCACCTGCGTTAATCGCAGCGACTGCCTCCTCATTGCTCTTCGGACCGACAACGGCAGTTGCACCGGAATAACGGACATAGGTAAGGCTCTCCGTATTCTTTGCCCCTGCAGTGGCCCCGGCTACCCAGGCACACGCCTCCGCACAGCTTAAATCATCCCCGTCAATGGAAACGCTGTTTGTTACATTGATAATACCCTCATAGTCCATATCCCCTGCGTTTGGAATCACAGCCTGTACACCCTTCCCCATGCTTTCGCGCATGTAGCGGATCTTTGTGAGGGCGGCCTGCTTCACGTTCTTCGCTCCTTCCCCGTCAAACGGGAAACATACCGTATTAAACTTTACGCTTTCCCAAGCGTCCACAAAGTCCGTAATATCCATGTTGGCTGCCTCTTCGTCCGTCCCTCCGGAAAGTGTTGTCCCGGCCGCCCCTCCAAGACTGCCGCTGCCCTCGAAGATGATGTATGGATTATCCAGGGCGATTAACTCTTCCACCGTACTGAGCCCATCGTACTGCGCAACCTTACTGCCTGCGAGATGGATGAGTACGTCATACCCCCCGATGGGGTTTGCATCAACCGTGACCGTTAATTCATTCCCGCGGCTTCCGCCGTGCTTTGCCATCGCTGTCAGGGTGTTTGTAACCACTTCTTCCCCGGCTTCCTCATCTGCCGCCTGTACCGCCATCGGAATCTCAGCCCGTGCGGGTTTCCCTTCCGTCAGGATATAGACATACACAGTCACTGCACGTTTAAACACCTCCCGGATGAATAACATCTGCCGGTTCGGGTCATCATCATAAATGCTGTACCCAAACGTAGCCGCCTGCGCATCCGGGTTTGCAGACGTAAGTTTTATAAACTGCTTCGCAGGACCATAGGAAGCCTTAAAAAGAGGGATAATCACAGTACCCCTCGTCCCGTTTTTTACAGTATCCTTATCCCGGCTACTTTCAAAATTGACATAGGTACCCGGGCGCACCTTGCCAGTCTGCTTATCAAATCGTCCTCCGGCCATGCTATTTCACTCCCTTTCTCTTCCATGCCTCGATGTGTGTCCTCATCTCCTCAACCGTATAGCTCCCAGACATGCCGTAAGTCGCCCCGGCAAAAGTGCTCGCTGATACGCCAAATAGTTTCCGGCAGTTTGCCTGCAGGCTGGCAAGCGTAAATGTCCGGGCATCCCTGCGTTTCTCCTGATTCTCCGTATGGATGTCATTCTTCTGCCTGTTCGCCATGATCCTCCTCCTTTCTTCCTGCTGCCTTTGCAATCAGATCCATGTTGAATATCTGCGTCCGTACCGCCTCCGTATCCTGATACGGCCTGCGGCTCCGGAAGCTTAAGGTAAGCTGCACGGCCCCGTCGTCCAGCACTTTAAGCCTGGGATCGTTTAACCGCACAAAAGCCCCCTTAACCACACTGCCGTCCTCTGCAATAAACGGTACCCGGTTCCTTGCCGCGCGGATTGCGGTAACCGCCGCCAGGCCGAGTGCGTACGCCCCCTGCTCTGTCCGGTCAAACAGCTTTATGTACCACTCAAAATCCATGTAATACGCCCGGAACGTCTCGCCTCCGGTCTCAATCTCCGGTACTGGGAAATAAACCGCCGGGACGCAGAAGTGTTCCGGGACATCCCAGTAATACGGCGCCGGATCCCCTGTGTTCGTGAGGATAAACCGGATAATGCCTGCCATCTCCTGTTCGATCACGTTTCCCACCCCTCTACGCTTTACCAAAATAGGAATCAAGCCAATCCTGCAGCCTGGTTTCCAGAAACTCCGGGTAAATCTTATCGAGGATACGCAGGGCGCTTTCCCAGTAGTGCTTCCCTTCCACCCAGTACTGTGTCAGTGTGATCCCGCCTTTGGCTGACGGGTCATAAATGAAGCGGTCTCCCCGAAAATAGCCGGGGACAAACCTCTTTTCCACGCCTTTCGTGTTCGTCCAGTGGCCGTCGTTCACATACGCCGCATAGTTTACGCTCGTCCCGACCTCAAGTACCAGGCCGCCTTCCTCGATCCTCCATACATTCCCGTCGTTCCCCCGTTCAAAGCTTGCCAGGAGCTGCCGGCTGTCCATGACCTTCCTGCGCACAATCTCATCCTGAAGGATCCTTAAGAATTCATTGCCAAGCCCTTCCAGAAACAGCTCAAGCTCTTTCTTAAAATCCCCTTTTGCTGCCCGCTCCACGCGCTTAAAGAACTCCCGGAATTCCTCCATATCCATATCGACATACCGGCTGCTCATAATGGCTTTTGCCCTCCCGTCCTCTTGATATATACGAACAAATGGTGGCCTCTGACATTGACCGGCTGCTCTGCTGTATATTCAAGCCCGGTCGCACAGTCCACAATCTTGTCGTTGAGGCGCACCTCCGTCCCGATTGGCAAGGAGAGCTTAATCTTGGCGTCCATGAGGTTTGCCGGAGCCGTCTGCGTAACCGTGACGCTCTGTGATTTTACCCCAAAATGACATTCCTGCTCACTGATATCCGCCTTCTCCGGGTACGAAAAAGAGGGGGCGGCTGCCAGCCCGTAACCGGGTGAAGCCTTCCCCTTCTGTATGTGGTAGATATTACAGGAATGCTTGAGGAGATTTTCTAAACCCATAGCCACCCCCTAGAGCTTTCTCATACGGAGTGTTACCCCGTTCCTCGGTTCCGTCCTGACGAATTCATCAAGCAGAGCCGCAAGGTCCAACTCCTCTATACTGATTTGGCTGGTTTCGGAGGTATAGCTGTAATCGTCAAATGTTTCCGACTTGACCTCTTTCGCCGGGGTAATGGCTTTATGGGCGTAAGCCTCTGCCAGTATCAAAACTGCGGTTTTAACAGATTGTGGTATCTCCTCCTCGCCCTCGAAAGAGTTATGCGTGTATGTGACTACATACTGCTCCGCCCTCGCTATATCCACGGTGAGCCTTGCGTCGCTGCGCTTCTGCACCGCCGGTATCTCGGAATAATCCTTTACCTCCTCCGGCGTTACCCACGGCCTTTTTGCCATGCCTCACCTCCCCTACTGTTCCTGCAAATCCAACATCGTGGGGCTGCCATAATCCACCTCATTTTCGGTTTCCTTCTCCGGAAGCGCTTCCTTAAGCCTGGTGATCATGTCTGCCTTTCTGGCAATCCCCTTCAGACTTATTCCTTTACAGGTGGCAAACGTTTCCAGTTCCGGAACGGTCATGCCCTCCAGTGTCTTCCCTGTACCGTTTTCCCTGGCTGCCTCCGGTTCTTTCGACTCCCCCTCAAAAGGCTGCCCGGGATCTTCACATCCTGTTTCATACCCAACCGGGGACATACTCATTTCTGTTTTTAAAAGTTCGATGAGATCCTCTTTTAATCCCTCCATCGTCCCGCTCTTTTCCCTGGTTAAGAAAGAGGAATGTTCCGTCTCCGGCATAATAAGCTTAAAATACCCGGACGCAACCGCAGAAAGGGCAACCGCCTCGTCTTCCACGAATACATCCGGGTTCTGTTTTGTGGCCTCAACCGCGCCGCAGTAGGAGCGCGCTTTTATAAGCCTCAGATGATACATACGTCCCTCCTTATTTCAGGTTTTTGATGATTGCTGTGGCGTCCGGCTCCTCAATGATCGGGTCATAGTCCAGATGCACGACGTAGAAACGTTTATCCATCATAATCGCTTCCTTGCCTTCCATTGTTTTCCGGATCTTGACCGAATACGTGTTTACCACGACAAGGTTTTTGGGGTCCGTGAGAATAATGGTATCGTCAGACATCGACGGACACTCCACCGCAGGGATCCTGGCCGGGGCTGCATATACGCTGTCCGGAACTGCACCTCCCTGCCCGATTACCTTATTAAGCAGGAAAAGCTCCCATTTCTGCGCCCGCTTCGGGGACATGAGCCAGCGAAGGTTCCCGTTATTGTATTTATTGGGAAGCTGCGACAAAGTACGATAGTAAAGGTCAAGGCTCATATCGCTCTCAGAAGAAGCGTCATAAATATGACCGCCTTCTGAAATCTGCTTAATCCAGCCGTCATTGATTTTTAAGAAATCATAGTCCTGGACCGTACTTTCCGTGTCCTCGTCGCCGTTTAGGTAGAGATCCTCCATGTCTACGCCCAGCTGGGTCGTCATAAGGTTTGTGATGATGGTTTCCAGCGTCTGTCCCTCGATGTTCTCGCGCAGGGTTTCCTCCGTGATCTCCCAGGGCAGGCGTACCGCCGTGGTCGCGTACTCGATCTGGCTGGTTTCTACGCCGGCCCGGTATCCGTCGTCATGGTTCTCCGTCTTTTTGCGGAGGATCCGGCGCGCGATTCCGATCTTATCGATCTCACCCGACTTTGCCGTGCGCATCTCGTGGCGCACAAGCTGATTGAGGTTCGTGGCATCAAACGTCTGCTGGATAAATTTCCTGGCCTGCTCCGGATTTAAAAGGCCGGAGGAAAGGGAGGCGGTCTCGATCGCCGCCTTTTGAATAATGGTACGGTTACTGATTGGCATAGTGCCCTCCTTCTTAAAGGATGCCGTGCAGGTAATGCTCTTCACCCGCCGACTTCCCGATGTTCTGATCGTTTAAGTTGCCCGGCAGTCCCCGGCTCTTAAGCACCGGCTCCACCGCTTTTGCCACGGCGGCGGTAATCATCTCCTGCACCTGCTCTGCTGTGACTGGTTCCTCTTTCGGTTCAAGCGCCTTAGCGATTGCCGCCACGACCATCTTTTCCACGCTCTCTGTCGTGAGCTCTACCGATGCGGCGCCTTCCCTGTCTCCGGTATTTCCTGCCGCCCCTGTACTGCTCCGTGCCTTTTGTACGCCATCCTCCTGCGCACCGCTGACTGCCTTTGCGACAGCGGCAGACACAATCTGCTCTACTTCCTGCTTTGTCACTTCTTCTGCCTCCTTTTCTTTTCCTAGCCCCTCTTCCGGGTCCTCAAACTCTTTTAAGAATGTCCCAAGGCTCTCATAAATGCCTGACAGGGTCTCTTTGTTTTTTCCGCTCATCTTCTTTCCGGACTTTTCAATCGGCTGATCCGTCCGGATGGCCTTCGCGATCGGTTCCTTTTCCGTGAGGATATCTGTAATAATGGAACCGAAGTCCTCAAGGCATTCCCGTATCTTTGCTTCATCTGTCTCGTACTGCCAGCTGCCCAGATAAGGATCATAGCGCTGCAGGGTATCCTGTAAAGCATAAAACGCTTCCCAGAAAAGATTCCCTTTGCTGCGCTCCTCATAAAGCTCTGCCATCGCCCCCTTTTCCACCACGGTCAGGCCGAGGGCCTTCGCAAGCTTGGAGAGCAGCCCCTTCTTATCTGCTTTTTCTATTGTATCCAGATCAACATCCTCCTCGCTGTATTCGCCGACGCCTCCCATAGAAAAGCCTGTGATCTCGCCCTTCTCAATCTTGTCCCAGACATCCGTGTCAGTGACCTCAACCGTCATGAGCCATGTCCCTTTCCATATTTCCTCATCCCCGATCTTAAAATCGGCCTTCGCCACCCAGTTCTCCACGACGGCGGCGCCCTTTAACGGCTCAAAGCTGTGCTGTAAATCAACCTGATCGCCGTTTTTGGCAAAGTAATAGGCGGCCTTAATGATCTCCGCCTCTTCCATGTAATCCCCGTGGCTGTCCTCCGTCATGGGCTCATAAACGATACCTGTTACATAGTGGTTCTCATGATCTGTCTTTACAATACGTCCATAGGCGGTAAAGGCCGCCCTTCCGCCGTCCTCCTTCTTTAAGAGGAACTGCCGCTTATTGGCCGCTTTATCTACCAGGGAGACAAACTGTATCCGGGCGTTGGTGATTGCCGTCGCCTTCTCCACTGTGGTTTCCTTCGCCATACTCATTTTCACCTCCTTCGATGGTTTTTATATATAAAAAAGACACCCTCTCGGATGCCTCATTTATCAGTTTCTTATATGGTTTTAGCCGTTTCCTGCCTCTTCTGTGGAGCTCTCCCCTTCCTCAGATGCCTTCGCCCGCGTGCTCTCCTTCTCAATTTTTTCTTCCAGCTTTTCAAGCGCATCCCAGACTTCATCTGTCGTGAACTTTCCGTAGATGTCCTCGAAGCACCCGGATATCGTATCCAGGTCATCTACATCCATTTCATCCAGGTAGGCAAGTATTTCCTCTACATCATCCCCGAACGCCTCCATGAGGGGCATCCCCAAATATTTATCCCAGTCCATGCTACACAAAAACATACCATCGCCTGTCTCGCACCAGTCAATCAGTTCCTTAATTCGATTCGTATCCACCCCATCCATCTCCTCCGATTTCGCGCTGCAGCCCGTCCGGAAATATCGTATCGACATTTCGGGCGCCATCTGCAAAAATTCCGATTACGATCCCCTCATATTCCTGATAAAATTCATAGCCTGCAATTTCTCCGTACGCATCATAACGCGTTTTTGTCCTAGAAGGCCTGTTTGCTGTATATACGCCCGCTGCGGCTATCTTATCAGAATCCCAATTTTCCGGAAACCATGACTGTCCTGATTTATCCAGTCTTTTCATCCTTCCTTTATGACCCGCGACTCCTCCTATACGAACGCCATTATCGTACGTTTTTTCGATACGGTATGCAATTCCCCGCTTCTCAAGCTCAGCCAGGTTCGCCTGCGAATGTCCCCCACCGGTCATATTCCCGCCATTCCCGCTGCCAGCGGGCTTCTTCGGGTTGCGCAGGTTAGAGAAATCCCCGACCGTGGAATGCTTCAGGGCCGAACTGCCTACAGTAAATATACCATCCTCACGCAATTCCTGCAAGGTGGATTTCTTCACCTTTTTGAGCATTTCGTCACTGTCAATCAGTCCCGCGTCATAAAGGGACATTTTAGATTTTCCCAGGTACTGAATCTGCTCTTCCCGCGTCTTCCCCTTAAAATTCTCGAGGGAAGAATACGGCGTAATCCCCGCTTTCGCCCGATTCTTCGCATCCAGCTCCTTCTCCCATTCGTCATCCATCCCGTCGATCGCCTTCTGCTGTAATCGCTGCCTTTCTTCCAGTGAAAGGCCGAGGATATCTTCGCTCACGACAGGCTGGCAGGTGCAATGGCAGTTGATCCGCTCTCCGGGCGGCAGGGCAGGATCCCCGGGGAACATGGGGCTATAGGATCTGCCGTCCGCTCCGGTAAGCTCAAATGGCTCGGACACGGGAACCCTCTGGCCGTTCATATCCACATGATTCTGCCGGGGACTATTCCGGTAGCTTCCTGTATGCTTCCACATTTTTTCGGCCACCACAGGGCTTTGCATAAACGCCTCCTGTTGTGCCGCCCGATGGGCTGTTAAGACCTCTGTGACCGCAACGCGGCGGGCTTTATAATACTCGTTCCGGATCCCGCTCTCCTGAATCCTACGGGTAAATTCCTCTACGCCGATTCCCTCCTTAAGGCCTGTTTTCAGAATCCCCTCAATTTCCTTATGGCTGTTTAGCTGCATGATTTCTCCCAGTTCCTGACTCCACTCCCCGATCCAGGCTGTCGTGCGTCTGGAAACCTGCTCAAGCTTCAGTTCTTTGTCCGTCCTGGAGAGATAGTATTCGATAAGCCTGGGCATAAGCTTTTCAAACTCATCTGCAAAGATCACGGCAATCCCGTTCTTCAGACCGTCATTTTCTTTCACTTCCGGCCAGTCATCTTTTGCAAAGGATTCCAGATCGACCGCTGCCATTACTGCCATGAGAATATAATCCGTCTCATCAAAAAGAGCTTCTGCCACACGGTCCTCTGTCTCCTGAATCTCTTCCACTGTCTCCTCCGGTTCTGCATATCCTTCCTCTTCCAGGGCATTTTTCAGGTCATCATCCGCCTTTCGGATATATGAGTCGATCGCCTTTATGAGAGGGCTGCACTCCATACACATGCTCACTCCCCCTTATCCATCTTTATCAGTAAACGCCGAACCTCTTTCATCACGGCCACGACTGCATCATCATGGCTGCCTGCTGCCTTTTCAATCTGCTTTTGCAGACTTTCTGTAAGCGGTCCAAAATTGGGGACTGCACCTGTATTCTTCGCTTTCTGGTATGCCAGGGGGATATCCCCCCACTCTTTTGGATAATCTTCTGCCACTTTATCCTTCCCGATCACGCTGACCGCAAGCTCATGTGCCATGTTTGGTGTGATACCCCCGGCATTGTTCGCAATCGCAAGGATCTTTTGCTGGTCATCCGGATTGCTGATATCCGGCTCGAGGAAATATGCCTCACAATACTTAAACTGATATTCGTTCAGAAGCCGGTTATTGATTGCCCAGGCAAGACTCTTACGCTCCGGCTGGAACACCTGCTGCTCCGTAACCTCCTGGGCTGTCTGGGCCGTGGCCCGGTTAAAATCTGTCGTATACCCCACATAGAGATCCGGGAGCTGGAAAGCCGACTGCACTTTCCGGCGGTTGTTATCGAGATAATTCTGGAAAAGTTCATCTTTTTGGAGAATATTCGCAAGGTCTTTGACCTCAATCTCCGGCTTTTCAGACCGGTCGAAGTCCGTGCGTCCGTCGGTGTTTTCCGTTTCCAGTATGATAAATGCGTGTTGCCCGGCTGCCCCCTTAATTTCATTCATGTAGTTTTGCAGCTTTTCAAAACTGTCGTCGGTGAGTGTACCGCCCTTAATCATAATCATAAGGGGCGTATGCCTGCCGTTCTCGAAATAATTGTTATTGAGACTCTCCGCCTTGCGGCTGCCGTCCACGCCAAGCACCTGCCCTATCCAGCGTACCTCCCCGTAGGCTTCTGTCCCGATGGCAAACTCCATGATCTCGTTGGCCTGATATTCCAGCTCAAGGGTTCCCCCTTCTGCGAGGTATTTACCGTCCCTTCTGTCCATGATCCGGGGATCGCCAAACTCCCGGAAATAGACCGTCTTTCCGCCTATCTCCTGCTTATACTTGCAGTAGCGTTTCCTCCGCTCAAGCTGCTGGCCGTGGTGGTAGTATATCGACGGGATATAAGGCTCAAGGGGCTTCGTCTTGCGGATAGAGGGAGTGTCTTTAATAAAATCGATCTGCACGACCTCCCCCGCGACGTTCCGTATCACCTCAAGGTAAGCAATCCCATGTGTTTCCCGTGCCTCTACAATGTCCCCGAATACCTCTTTCGTATCCTGCTCTATGTTCAGAAGCTCTATGATCTCCTGCACCCGGCCAAACTCCGCCGCCATTTCTTGCGTTTCGTCTGTGTCCTCAATATACCTCACGCCAATGCCGAATCCGGCAATATTATTTTTGTATGCTCTGATGCACTGGGGGAGAATCGTGCTGTTTTTTACCAGGTTTCGAAGGCCTGTGAGGTCATTTGGAGGCATTATCCAGTCTCCGGCGTTATACTCCTCATGCTCCGATCTCTGTACGGATGTACCGGCTTTCTCAACAGGGGCCTGCTGCCGCTTCTCTTTGATTATACGCACATGCTGTCTTGCTTTGGCTTTAGCCATTCCTTATCACCCCTCTCCTTTTTGGCGGTTTTACCGGCAGACACAGAAGCAGCACACAGTCTGCCTCGTCCGGGGACGGCAGGCCCCGCTTCTTCATCGCTTCCTTGCTTTCCACTCTGATTTTGCCGGACTCTGTCAGCGCATATTTTCGGTCGGATAACTGTGCTACGAGGTCATCGTCGTTTGGGAGTATCAGCTCTACGGGTTTCCGTTCCCCTGTGTCCTCGTCATATGGCTGCAATAACTTCTTGACTACCGCCATCATGTACGTGGTGCTGTCGTGGTAATACCTGTGCTTTATGCGCTGACCGAAGATGACTGGGTAAACCTCCAGCCACCAGAACCGCTCCAGATTATTCCGCTTTACCTGCTTCAGGCGGTCTACCACTCCGCCGCCCACCCCTCCGTCGTCTACCTTGACCGGGATAGGGCTGTCTTTTTCCGGCGTGAGCCTGTACCTGCGTACCAGCATTTCCCCCAGCAGAATAATGTCATCCGCTGTCTTCATGGTGTCCTGCCCCTGCCGCTTTTTATAAAACTCCGCTTTCTCGTCCACTTTATATCCGATTACCGTCTTATCATTTCCAAACCTAGCCACATCGCAGCCGATATGGATGGAATCCGGAATGCTCTGGGGACGGAATTCCGTCATGATGGAATTTTCTACCAGGGGAAGAGGAATAAATATGTCATCTTCCTGCCTCGGGAATTCCCCGTATACCCGGACGAGTACCACATTGCTGTCTTTCCCATACTTCCGTATCAGGGATTCAATATTCTGTTTATTTGTCCTGAGACTGGCAGCCGATGATACTGTGCGGCACTGATACAGCGCTCTGTCAGCGTGAAAAGCGTTATAAAAAGTGCCGGACGTCCTTGTCGGATTCCCGCACATCAGCAGTTTATTATTCGCACCGGACAATGTTCCCAGGATTGCTTCCATAATCGGATCCGCGACACCGGACGCCTCGTCCACGATGAACAGCATGTTATCCTCATGGAACCCCTGCATGTTCTCCGGCTTTGTGGCCGTCCTCGCAACCGCAAACCAGCGCTTTTCATTACCGATCATGTAAATATAGGTCTTGGTCCATTTAAGGATAGCAGAAAGCAGAACCGACCGGCTCATCCACTTGCTGACCTCAGACCACAGTACATCATGAAGCTGCTGCTTTGTAGGAGCCGTTGCGACGATTCTTGGATAGGGGAAACAGGTCAGGAACCATAAAAGGGCAACCGCCTCCAAGCAAGTTTTCCCAACTCCCTGACCGGATTTTATCGCTACTTTGGGATTCTGAGCCAGATCCATCAGTGCTTCCTTCTGCCAGTCGTCTGGTTCAAACAGGAGGACTTCTCTGGCAAACAGGACAGGGTTTTTCCGGTACTCCGGGATCTTTTTACGAAAAAAACTTTGCCGCAGCGTTCGGGAATCCTTACTCAATACCCTCTGCTCCTTCCTCACCTAAAGCAGAAAAGAACGCCTCTCGTCTGAAAGGCGTTCTAATTATCGCACTTATGCTAATTGTCTTTTCATTTTCTCTGCCAATATGCTTGTTGCCGCCAGCTTTAATGCTCCGCTTCTATTGCTCCTAAAGCATTTCTCCATCTCGTCCAGAGCTTCTACAGGAAGTAAGGAGATAATTTCCCTAAATGCTGACGCGATATCATAACCGGTCTGCCTTGGCACGTTTTTCTGTACTGGGCTCTTTACAGGCACCTCCTTTTTTAATGGCTTTGTCGTATCCGTAACCGGTACGACATTGGTTTTCTCCAGCTCTGGCCTCTCCCTAGCCCGAAAATAGAAATCCGCCGGATAGTCATATACCTCCCACGCTTTGTCCGTGTTCAGGGACTTGGCATGAAGGAGCGCGCCTTTTTCTGTCCAGAGGTAAATGTGGGAAGTTCTACTCGCAACCAAGTCGAAATTTTCTACCTGGTTCTTAAAGTTTTTTAGCTCATCACCTGTAAAAGAAATATAGTGTTTTCCCTCTATAAAACGTTCACGATTATTTGAAAAATTTTGTTTTATCTGAACCTCTTTTGCACCATAGCATTCAGCAAGCTGTTTACTTGTCAATACCCGTCTGCCCTTAACCTCAATTACCCTTATACTTTTTATCAAATTAAATTTCCTCCAATCTTTTCATTGCAGGAAGTCCCTAACTATGATAGAATATTTCACAGAGGGATTCCCTCGGTGTTGAGTAGTCGTTATTACTTTTGCTGGTAGACGACTACTCTTTATTTGTTCAATGAATTCCGAACAAGTTCAATCCCTTTCATCATCACTCCTGTTCTGGTAGTTCCTAATGTTTCTGCCAATTCATCTATAGAATCCAATGTTGGCTTGTCCACCCTGATTTGAAGTTTGATGTCCTTACGAGCTTGACCCTCTATCGGCCTTCCTGTTTTTGGCGACATTTCATCACCTCACTTTCGCCATGACATAATTATATGTATTGCCATGACAAAAGTCAAGTATAATTTAAGCCTATCATAAATTCCATGACTAGCTGTAATAAATCCACCAAATACTCATACACCTCCCACGCTTTGTCAGTGTTAAGGGACTTTGCACGGAGAAGAGTTCCTTTTTCGGTCCAGAAATAAGCTCTTGACACCCATTTCAACTCACCATCAAATTGCTGGGAGGTTCTTAATGACTTCATTTCTTCACCCGAAACAGATATAAAATGTTTCTCCTGTACATATTTCTCCTTATTTCTCAGAAAATTGTTATTGGTAATCTCAGGCTCCGTGCCATACATGCTTGCAATTTGCCTTGTTGTAAGTACCCGAATTTCATGTACTTCCATTGCTTTCAAATTCTGCATAATATTTTCCAGTTTTGGGGTTACACATTTTATCAAATGGTAGCACATGAACAATCAAACATCTTACATATCTTCCTTGACAAGCACTATAATATGTGCTATAATTAAAGCATAGAAAGGAGGTAAAACAAATGAATGAATCACTAAGCGAAATAATAAAAGACCTTTCGGAAGCTTTTCTCGCAATCGTCACTGCCATCTGCCTGATAGTCAAGACAAAGCGCGAAAAACCCTCCAAAAGGCCTAAGAGAAAAAAGAAGTAAGGTCAGGGGCTTCGGCCCCTCCACTCTTCATAATTTATTATACCACATTCATTTGTCAATATAAATATGAAATTATATCGTATTATTTTAGTTATCTTTACCGTTTTCCTTTTATATGAAGGATTTCAGGGTGAGTTTTCCTCACCTACCCTGTTCGACTGGGGCAAATGGGCCGCTTGGCTCTTCCTTTTAGTAGCATATATCTATCATAGGAGGCACACATCATGAACCTGAAAAAAATGCGTCTGGAGCGCGGCTTATCCGTTCCAAAGCTTGTAGAACTTTCCGGCGTCCCCCGTCGGACTATTCAGGAAATCGAAAACCGGAACGACTGTCGGGTTTCAACCGCTATCCAGCTGGCTGACGCCCTCGGCATTACTCTTGACGAATTATGTCGTGATACTTTCCCAAAAAGTTTGGATTGACGTTTCCTCCTAAAATGGTATATATTATGGACAACCAAAGAGATAAAAAGTCCATTGGACAAAAACAAAAATCCCCGGAGCCTCCAACTCTGGGGTTTTCTGTCGGCCTACCCATTTTTTTCTTCTCTACTTAAATCACCTCTTAATCTTGCCTTTCCACCAAATAAATGGCATAATTTACTTGGTATGGGGGGCGGCCACCCCCATCTGGTTGCAGGCCCTGTTTCTTAAAGGGGCTTTTAATCTTCCAGTATCTTTTGCAAGTTGTTAATGACTTTATCCAGCTTTTATTCCCTCTTGCCGCCCTCTTTCTCCTCTTTAATTTCTTTGAGATCATCAAGAACGAATCTCATAAAACCATTAAACTGCTTATCTGTCATTCCCATATCCAGCATTTTATTCTCCTTTCCGGCTTCTTGCCAGCCTTACTTATTAAGCTTGTCTTAATTGTATTTTTATTATATTCTATTGTCGGGCAAAATTGTTGATTTTTGTCCGGCATAAGTAAAAATTTTTAAAGGAACATTTTTCAAAAAAAATTCATCCAAAAAAAAAAAAGAATATATAATGCTTCCTTCTACAAATCTATCCCTTCCTCGCCTGAAACAGCCCTAATCCAATCATCTACCACCTTGTTCCCGCTGTCACTCTCATTCTCTTTCTGAAGCCGCTCAGTTTCCGCCTTGATTTTCAAGAGCTTTGCTTTCTGCTCTTCACTGACAGCTTTCCAGTCCTCGTGGCGCATCTCGTTATACAGCTTAATCATTGCCCGGAGTTCTCCCTGGGCGCAGGCCTGCGCTTTCATAAACTCACTCTGTTTATCCCACGCCTGCTGCACCTCCCATTTTTCTCTTATGATTTTACCGGAGCCTGTCTCAACCTTCTCGATCGTTTTATCCTCTTTATCCTTTACATACGCGATCTGCTGCGCCCGAATGATGGCGGCGTAGGCGATCTGTATCTGATGCCACAGCAAATCCAGAGGATTCGCCTGATCAATGGCAGAAAAAATCTCCCGCGTCTCATCGGGGAGATATTTTGAAAAGAATCCATATTTCTCAGCATTTTTATTTCTTAACGGAGCGCCCCCGCCCTTACCTCCAACGGCGTTCTGGTTCCCTGGCTGACCCCCTTTTTTCTTTTTGGTAACGTTACCTTTTGCATTTGGTAACGTTACTTTATCCCATTTGTCCTGATTCTTCCATTTGCGGACCTGCTCTTCAGAAACTTGCAGTTCGGCAGCGATGTCTTTTAACTGTCGTTTCTTTCCACTCTCTATCCAAAGCTGAAAAGCTTTATCCCTGTTCGGGCTCCTCGGTCTTGCCAAGCATCACCACCTCTCATTCGTTTTTGTTTTTCTTAAATAAAAGGCAAAGAATAGCTAAAAACTTTTCCTTGCCTTTTATTAAGTCATTACTTATCTGTCAAGAATAATGTTCATTGTTAGGTAGGTCGTCAATTTCATCCTTCGACATCTTATATATTTTAATTACGGCGCTAATAATCAAACCTATTATTGCTAAAGTGCCTATGATAAAGTATGCTGTCGAATGCTGTGATAAAAAACTATACGCATTTTTACTAAATCCCTCACATTTTATATAATACGCCCAGCATGAAATTAATAATATCGCAATTAATACAAGATTACACCACCAAACTAATGGATATTTCTGAACCGAATTGGCATTGATATCCCGGGAAGATTTAATATCCAGCTTTGTCAACTTTGCAATAAAGAACATGAACATGAAAACAAGGTTCATTATACAGAAACACCAGATAGTCCCAACAATCATTAATTTTGTTACTGGAATATCTTTTGCCCCAATAAAAATATTATCCAAGGAGCTAATTCCACCAAATACTAAAAATGATAGCGCCGTAAAAATTGCGACTAAAGCAAGCAACTGACCATTCATTTCTTTTAGTAAACTGGCCGAAACTATTTCCATCTTTTTTTCAACAATTCTTTCGTAATCCGCATCTGTTTCATGAAATAAGGTAAGCTGCCGTCTTGCAAGGTTCATATGATCCCACATTTTAAGTACAGTTTGTTTGGTTCGGTTAAATGGACTTATTTCATGGTCTTTTGACGGCTTCCAAACATAGTCTTCTGAAAATTGCTCACTATACATGTAGTTTATGACCTTGTCTAAATTAGTTTGCATGATACCAAACTTTTCTTCTTTTTCCAACGAAAAGACATAGTTTGTAATGTTAGTATATAATAATCTACCATCGTTTACAATATATTTATGTAACACATCAAAAAAAGTTTTTGCATCGAACTCCTTTGAATCTTTCGACAATCTTTCACAAAAATCATCTACATCAGCTTCCATCTCGCGAATATGATCTGAGGTTGTTTTTGATACTGTTCCAGATTTTTTATTCCATTCAATCATTCATCAGTCCTCTTCGAAATATTCTTTAATTGCATCTTTCTCAATCACATTGTTGCAATACTTTTCATATGCATCGCACCAAGGTGTTTGATGATGAGTTATTTCCACCAATGATGATGCAGAATATTGGGCGCACTGATCAACCATTTCGTTTATCAATGCCTTATCCTTTCTCAAAATTAATTCATCAGCATTATGACAAACGAACTTCGGGATATCAGCGCTTCCAAAAATCTTAAATTCATGGTACGCTACTGGCACAACCGGGCCAAAGTCCCATGCTTCTATTTCTTCTTCAAAGCAGGGGTGACTTGCATTAACAAGAAAATTTGCCTGTACAAAATACAATATTTTTTGCAACTTTAAATTGCTAATCGAATATCCCTGCTTTTTGCAATACCATATAATGTATCTTGCAATATCCAGAGCACTATACATTGTGCATACCTCCCCCGACTAAAACAAAAAACCTGGAATATAATGTCGATTATACCCAAGTTGAAGTTTTATCAATATTTTATTCATGTTTATTATATAATATTTTATTCTTAAAATCAATTGACATTTCGGCTAATTTTTGTCAAGAACATTTGTTTGTTTTGTCATACCCATGTTTCATAATCGGATTTGTAATATTTCACAACGTCGAAAAAGGCACCCAGATTAACCGGATGCCCTTTCTGCCTGGTATATCGAAATGGGGGAGTTTATACGCCAGGAGCCATATGAAACAGCAATGGAATGCCACAATGGAAATCTCTGCCAAATTAACATTCGACTTCCAGAATACACTATAGCATACTAATTCGGGACATTTGGGACATTCGGGACAAACTTTATTTTTCTTTCGTAAATCTTTGAAATTCTTTTTTAATACCATCCTCTGTCGTCCCTCTCCCCATTCGGATTGCAACCTCACTCCATTTCAATCCCTCAAATACCCTGAACCGAATGATTATTGCTTTTAACAGATGTTCCTTTTGAGGATATAATACTTGATTATTCATGTAGCCAAATATATTTAAAGAAATATATTGATGATATATTAAAAGCCTTTCCCGATTTTCCAGCCATTCCGATTTACGGACCACTCGATCAGGCAGGCCCTGAATATGAATCCTCCTCTCTGTAAACGGGAAATCGTGCATCGAGCCCTTAACCGAATCCCGCAGGATGGTTTCCCTCTGTCTTTTGATCTTTGCGATCTCTAATTCTGTTTCCTTCACCAGCTCGCAGGCATCCATGTATTGGCATAAAATACTCTTGTCCATCGTTGTCACCCGCCTTATACAAAACTAAAAGTTCACATTACACTAATACAAAGCTGTATATCATGGGCATCCGGGGAGCCACTATGTAACCGAAATTTCACATCTCCTCTTATTCCCCGCCGTCACTGGCATAAACCGCAAGCGTCATATCCACGTAATAAGGCTTTCCACCTATGAATTTCGTTCTCAGAGTACCCCCATCAAGGGATACAACCAGAACTGCGTTGTTGAATACTGTTACAAACTCATCGCCGTCTTTCAGTCCAGTACCTTTACCATAATCTTCCTCGAACTTTTCAAATGCGGCTTTTACTGCCTCCTCTATCCGGTTTAACACTTTTCATCCACCTTCCTACCCCACCCGTTTCTTAAACTTCCGTTCCCCGAACAGGTAGTTCTCCATCGTGGTCTGGTCCTTCTGCAGGCGCTCTAAGGCCTTAATAAGATTCTGCCCCTGCTTATCCGTATAAAATTTATAGACGTTCTCATAAAGCTGTACCCTGTCTTTCGCTTTCCGTCTGGCCTGCCGGCTCTTTTGCAGCCTTGCTGCAACCCGGTTCCTCTCGTTTCTGTCCGGGGCAAATTCCAGATCATGAAGAAAGGTCTGCACTTTGTTATCCTCCACCCCTACAGCAGCATAGACGGATTCATACTCCTGTTTCGCTGTCTCGAGAAATTTCAGAAATGCTGCAATCATCTCTCCCGGCCGGGGCTCTGCTTGTTTCATCCCCCGTCACCTCCTTCCGCTTTCCTCTGCTGCACCCGTCCTCCGGCCTTAAATCCATCACATCGAGCCCGGAGGACAGGCGGCACCAGTAAATCCCTGTTGTCTTTTCGCAGGATAAATATTTGCACTCTTTACACAATGTCACCTTTCTTTGCAGATCGTTGAGCCTTTTTAAGAGTATCCCTGCTTGAGAACTCGCAAAATCATTCACCTTATTTACTTCTTCCGGTGTCATATCTGTATTCTCATACGCCGACAGCCGCCTTAAAGGCTCCTGTATTTTCATACAGTCCTCTATATCCAGATCATCTACTACAGCGGTATCCCCGCTCCCTTCAATGCTTGTCCAATATACTAAGCGCTTCATACTGGTGTTTCTCCTTCTCTTTTTGCTTTTTTATTCATTACTCCTGCTTTCCCCACTGTTCTGCCATAGCTCTGGCAATTCCGGAGAATGTCTTTGATCGCTCCCTTGCTCTTATTTTCCGTGGGAGATTGTATGTATCATAATGCCACTTGCTGTCAATAACACCATTTCTGCAAATATGCAGTTCCGGTTCGACGATCTCTGTCGGAACAAGCTTCGGTAATCCTCTGAGCCATAAACAGGTGCTTTTCCTTTCTGTATGCCCGAACTCATATGGCTGTATGATCTGATCCGGTTTACGGTATTTCGTGCTCATGATGCCTACCGGGTTTTCAATGGCAATTTTTTCACAGTCCGCATCGACAAACCGCATGAAGAAATCAATACCTTGCTGCTGCCGTCCGTCTTTGCGCTTTTCTTCAAAATACCTGGCTCCGGATACTGCCAGATGCGTGCAGGGCGGAAATGCAATGATCATGTCCCATTTCCCGGAAATTCCATGCTCTGCACCGTCCACTGTCTGAAAACTGCAGTTACCATTCAGCAGGGGAAGAACATCCGTCTGTATATGCCATTCCGGATGTCCCCCGGAACACGGCTGGGTATCACAGGAGTACGCCTCATATCCAAGCCGCCGGAACTCCATACAGACACGCTGGCTTTCCTCGCAGGCCACCAGAACATGCATATGCCGCTTTATTTCCCGTCCAAAAATACTCATCCGCTGTAATCCTCACAAGATTCTGTTTTCCCGTTACAGTCCACATATTTACAGGATTTCAGGCTTGTCTGACACAGGCAGGTACCGTATCTTTTGCACATGGTATCACCTCTGCCGTATCAATCATCCCCGTCCTCTGCATCAACTTTAAAATATTTCTGCTTTTTAATCTTTCCCTTCGCAGCTAATGTGATATGGCTCGCTATCGTTTCGGGACTCACCCGTATCATTCTTCCCAACTCTCTTGTATTGTCTGCAACTGCCACCGGTAGCTCATACTGGTCTCTGGATACCGCAATATACAGTGCCTTCTTTCCTACAGGCATCACCTCCCCGTTTCGTTCAGGCTGTCTGCCGTACCATATACTCCTTTGCACATTCCAAAAGCTCCTCAAATTTAAGCACCTCATTCCGAAGCCGTACCACTCTCTGGGTATCCGCTCCCTTCGCTCCCCGTTCTGCCAGCCCCATAAGATACCGGTATTCCTCAAGCCGCCGCTTAAGGTATTCCTGAAGCTCCCCCAGCCTCTCATCCGCGTGCTCCCAATCCCTCATAACAAGCCGCATAAGCCTCTTAAGCTGCCCCTTAGAGCAGGGGAGAAAGGTATCAAGATGAACCATCATTTCCCCATCGTTAAACCGGATATGTAAATCACTCTGCATTCTGCCACCTCCATTCACTGCTTACAATCCTTGTTTATCCTCCACCCGGTATCCCTCCCGGATCTTCTGTATCCTCGCCTTTAAGGACTCCATCACCCAGTTCTGCACATTCTCCTTCTTCTGCAGCGCCTGCATGACGTCCTCATCCCGCGTCCCGCTACATACCAGATGATGGATAATCACCTTTTCCGTCTGTCCTTGCCTGTGAAGCCTCTTGTTGGCCTGGGTATAAAGCTCATAATTCCACGTCAGTCCGAACCAAATTACATGATTCCCACCCTGCTGCAGGTTAAGCCCGTAAGCGCTGCTGGCTGGATGTGTAAGTAGGACATCAATCTCCCTGTGATTCCAGTCATCCTCGTCCTTTACCGTCCTAAGCTCCCGTACTCTCAGCCTACTTCCGGCTAATGCTTTTAAAATTCTCTCCCGGTCATGCCGGTAATTGTAAAACACCAGCGCCGGCTTCCCGCCAAAGGATTCCAGCAGTTCCAGGAACGCCTCCACTTTGCAGCTATGGACCTCGTGTACCTCATGATCCTCATCATACAGTGCCCCGTTCGCCAGCTGTAACAGCTTATTGCTTAGGGATGCTGCACTGGCAACGCTGATCTCCTCCTCATCCTCCGGAAGCTCTAAAACCATCTTTCGTTCAAGCTCCTGGTATGCCTTACGGGCCTTTGCATCCAATTCCACCGGAATCTCATGATACGTGATGTCTGGAAGCTGTAAATAATCCTCTGCCTTCATGCTGACACAGATATCCGCAATCTGTTCCAGGATGCTCTCCTCTGTCCCTGGCTTTGCCTCATAGCTGTACACTATCCCGTCTGCCCCACGGCGGTCCGGCTGGAAATACCGCTCACGAAACTGTGTATATCGTTTCCCCAGCCGTTCACCTCCGTCCAGGAGAAAGATCTGGGCCCACAGATCGCAGAGCCCATTCGGTGACGGCGTACCTGTAAGCTCTACCATCCGCTCGATACGCCCGGAAACACTGGCCAGCGACTTAAACCGTTTTGCCTTATGGCTTTTAAAGCTGCTGCTCTCATCGACCACCACCATGTCAAACGGCCAGGAATTCCGGTAATAATCGACGAGCCACACCACATTTTCCCGGTTTGTGACGTAAAGGTCTGCCGGTGTATTTAACGCCCGGATCCTTTTGGCCTCACTCCCCAATACGGGGGACACACGAAGGAGTCTTGTATGATCCCACTTGTCCTTTTCTCTCGTCCACGTCCCCTCTGCCACCTTCTTCGGTGCAATCACCAGAACCCGCTTTACCTGGAAACGGTTATACTTAAGCTCCCGGACTGCGGTCAGTGTGGTTACGGTTTTCCCGAGTCCCTAACCCATATCCAGAAAAAGCCCCAGCTTTTTGATCTCAATGATCTTGTTGATACAGTGCTGCTGGTAT